GGGTAAATTTCAGATTGCTACTTTTGGTCAGCAAGCTAATACTGTTAATATTGGGGAACTTTGGGTAACTTATGAGATTGAGTTGCTTAAACCTTGTATGAATGAGACTGGTGCTATTCAACAGGCTGATTATTATGAATCTATTGATGGTTCATATCTTAATACTCTTTTCTTTGGTAATCCTGCTACTCGTCGTTTATCGACGGCTAATAATGCAGGACTTACTTTGACTGCTAATCGCATTACTTGGCCGAAAGGTGCTACGGGTAAATGGATTGTTTGTCTTGAGTGGGTAGGTTCAGGTGCGGCAGCAGTTACTATGCCTACCGTTACGTTTGGTGCTGCGATTCAAGGAACTGATAATAGTACTTCTCCTTTTAATACAGCACTTTCTGCTCCTACTGCGGGACAGACATCATCTCGACTTTTTGGATGTTGGATGATAGAAGTACTTGGTCAGTCTTCTTCAACTGGTGTTGCTCCTTATTTTGATTTAACTTCTGGTTCGGGTACTCTTCCGAATACTCCTACAACGGTTAAGATTTATGTAGCTTCCGTTTATGATAAGATTACTCTTCTTTCAGTTCAACCGCCTGGTCCTGATCCTCTTGAGGCTATTGGAGATGGTACTACTATGGACGATGAGTTTAAGAATTATATTCGTTCGCAGATGGATAATCTTAGGTACCATTATGAGGAGTCGAAGGTAAAGGTTGAAGAGGTAAAGGAAGTTTCTGAGGAAGCACTGGTACAGAGGTTTGCTGATCTTAATTCGTCTCAATTATTGGAGCTTTTGGATAAGGCGAAGGCTATTCGTAAGAAGAAGGAAGAAACTAAGTAATTTGGTTCCTTCCTTTGGAACAATCAAAATGTGTGAGTATATGCTTAATCTATTATTTGCAACTCTTTGTTGTAAATGATTTCGTTCCAGACGATGCATTTTGTTGGAACCGAGCGAAGCGAGGTGCAAGGACGGGCCCCGTAGGGGCAAGTCCTTGCTTTTATGTTTTTGGTTCCATTAGTTCCAAAAACATCAAAAAAAGAGATATTAATATCTCTTTTTTAACGAGCCGAGCGAAGCGAGGCGAGTAGTGGGTTTTTTTGCAGTATTACAGGGAACCGCCAAAAAAACCCTGGGGCGAAGCCCCCTTATACATTGTATCTGATTTAAATCAGATACAATTTTAGCGTCGGTCCTAACCGTAGGTTATAAGGAGCGACGATTTAATGAATGAGATTATCGAATGAATATTTTTTAGGAGTCTCTAATGCGGGCATTGGAGCGATTTTTGGTAGCGACGGAGGAGGTGCCAATTTACCTATGACTATAGGTTTATCCATTAGGTCGAGTAGACCGAATGGATTCTTTATTTCGGCGAGTTCGTTATTAACGACTTGCCAAACATGCCAGCGATCTGGACTCAGGAGCTTATGGTCCGGTAGGATATTAGTGAATACTAATACATTAGGGCAATCGAAGTATTGCTTTTTATAATGATAACGAGGGTCGTAAGCGAACCCGTTTTTAATCGTTTCGATTCCAGAGTATAATTGTAATAATTTACTCTTTTCCATTCCGCGTGGCATGTCAATGATGTACGCGTTTAATTTGTCTTCATCTAAGACAATTTGCATTATTTCTTTATAATCGTTCACGAAGGGAACTTGTACGGCTCTGTTCGTACAGCCCATGAACGTAGTGAATGTACTTTTTCCAATATTACCCTCAGGGTCTAATATTACATGTATAGCTCTTGTGTCCCAAGTGCTTAATAAAAGCATACATGTCTTTTGCCAAGGAAGCCATTCCTTGATTTCCCGAACTTGTCGAGGGATATATATTTCTTTATCGGTATCCTTCCAGGGACCGTCTATACGTGTTTCTTCTTTACACACGTAGAAACAATTATCTCTATTTTCGGTACTTGTTCTGCTTAGATGACCGATAAGGTTATCTGATTTCAAGTATCCGACTACTTGATTGAGTCTAACTTTAGTTTTAAGACTCATTCTACATTGGAAATGACGGTATCCTTCATTTCCTTTTTCTAATTGGAAACACCATTTTTTACAGTGTTTCTTCATCCAGTTAAGAAGTTCTGTAGGAATTACTTTTCGATTTATCTCCTGACTTTCAGGAAGGGTTAAGTCCCAGACGCAGCAGGGACTCTCTTGCTTAGTCATATTAGTTCCAGGGAATCTTTCTATCTTTAAATTTATTATTTAAACTTATATTTTCTAAACTGAAAGATTGACTTAAAATAAAATATTTATTTTAAAAGAGAAAACCGAAGGTATTTCTAATTATGAGTCGACCATCGGCTAAACAGAAGGCAATTGCCTATCAATATGCGAAGAAGGCGGGTCTAAAAGTCTCACCTCCTAAAGTGGCTGGTTATGGAGCTTATCATCCGAAGAAACGGTTGCCTACTCGTCCCAAGGCGCGTGGCATGGGAGCATATAAGAGTAATTATGGCGAACGATTAGGTGGAGTATTAGGAGAGGGAGCCGAGAGGATCTTTGATGCGGTTATGCCAGGAGGTCTGGGAGGAATAGCTAAGATTCTAGGATTTGGAGCGTATGTTCAGCCGACTTTTAAGGTGAGAGCTAATACACTTGTTGATGGACTTAATGGAGGTAATGATCCGCCGGAAGTGCAGAATGCTAGGGATGGTCGAGTAATTATTCGTCATCGAGAGTATCTTCGCGATGTTATTACTGGAAACGCTGGTACTTTTAATGTTGATTCGTTTCCTATTAATCCTGGACAACAGCAGGTATTTCCGTGGTTGGCTCAGGTGGCTCAAGCATTTGAGCAATATCGACTGCGAGGGATGATATTTGAATTTAAGTCGACGTCAGCTGATTCGCTTAATTCTACTAATACTGCTTTAGGTTCAGTTATTATGGCTACTGAATATGATTCTGCGCGTCCTGATTTTACTTCTAAGATGCAGATGGAGAATCATCAGTATGCCTCTTCTGCAAGGATGTCATGTTCAATGTATCATCCTATTGAGTGTGATCGTAGTCAGACTCCTATTACTGAACTTTATGTTCGTACTTCATCTGTAGCGGATTCTAATGATAATGATACAGATTTACGTTTGATGGATTGGGGTAAATTTCAGATTGCTACTTTTGGTCA